CAGGGTCTGGCTCAAAAAGCCAGCCCTGACGGTCTGCCAACCATCTTTCGATGGAGGCGCTACTGAACTCGCTCCTTAAAGGAATCCTGCTATGCCCACCCAATCGTACTACCTCACGCAACCCAGATTTTATGGCAGACGCACCATCCTCACGGATGGTGTGGTCACCTCTGACAATCCCTCTTTTGGCTCGAAAGTGCCAAGAGAAATTGTTAGTCTGAGTCGTACATGGAGTAGAACACCTGGATGGCCTAATTCACCAAAGCCATATCCGGTTAACCCGTTTACTTACTCAAAAAGTAAGATAACTGGTGTCGGAAAGCTCGTTGATTTTACGTCAAGTAATATCAACGGTACCTTAGTGCAAACTAGGGTTGAGCAGGAAGCTATTAGCGGCTACTCGATGTCCAGCCCGCAAGGGAAGGCATCGGTGCAAGACGCTAATAACCGTGTCGCCTATAATAGGCTCGTCAGTAGAACACGCGATAGTGATTTTCTCCTTCCAGTAACCTTGCTGGAGATGGGGAAAACCATGAAAATGGTTGCCACCACGGCTACGCGAATGTCAAACGCGTACTTAGCGCTTAAGCGCGGGAACCTCTCGCATTTCGGTGATAGCATCGGACTTACGTTCTCTCACAAGGAGAAAAGTAAGTGGAACTCACACTTTGCGCGCGACAGCCAGAAAGCTGTCGCGTCCGCTTGGTTAGAGTTCTCTTACGGATGGAAGCCACTTCTATTCGATATAGATGAAGGTGCTAAGGCCGCGGCCTCCCTTGTCCAGCAGCCCCATAATAATCGGTTGTATGTTTCTGCCAAAGGCAAAGCATCAATCGACCAATTAGGGACTTTTGGATTAGGGACTGCGGTCAGGAAGAGTCAACTTGCCACAAGATATGGTGTCTGGCTTAGCCCGCCAGCATCAGTTCCGTGGGTCCAGACGCTGGGTCTAACTAGCGTTACGAGTACGGTTTGGGAGTTAATCCCTTATTCGTTTGTTGTCGACTGGTTCATTCCGGTCGGTAACTTTATTCGTGACGCTGAATTCTCAGCTAATCCTGGGTGGGTGATTAATCGCGGCTTCAAAATCGCGACTGACTACACCACAGAAGTTGTAAAAGAGAATTACTGGAGTGGCGCGGGTGTGAACTACACCTACCGCCTACGAAATGTTAGGGGATATACCTTTTCCCTAACACGTTCGTCATTCAGTTCTTTCTCTCCACCGTCGCCTCCGCGAATCAGAGCTCCTACGAGCTTCAGACAAGCGGCTAGCGCGATAGCTCTCCTTACCAACCTCGTGCCGTCCGGGAGGACCGCTGCGAGATTGGGGCTGACAACCCCAAAGGCTATTCCACCGGTAATGAGGATTCGAAACCCTCTTTACTACAACTGAAACGACCATTCTGGTCATCAACCTGGTATCTATATCATGGCTATTCGTGCCAATATCGTCCTTCCGGACGCGCTCTCTACTCCCGTCAACCACACCTTCGTGCCCGGCGCGATTGTCCAGGATTCTGGACTTTCTATCGCTGAGTACGCTGATAAGGTGACAGGGATTAACATCGGATACTGGACTCTCTCGGCTGGCTATCGCAAACCGAGCAAGGGTTCCCCGATGCACCGTCATACCTTTAAGACGGCTTTGCCGGTTCTGGAGACTATCTCTGGTGCTGACATGGCGGGTATCACTCCCGCTCCCTCGTTGGCTTTCACCAACCAGGCCTCTACGACTATGCTAGTGCATGATCGTAGCACTGAGCAACAGCGTAAGGACTTGCTGAAAATCCATAACGGATTTCTGGCGAGTACGAGCGTTGCTGCTCAGGTCCACTCGTTCGAGCTTCCTTGGTAACAAGGTATGTTCGACGGGTGGAATGTTGAGATCCTGTCAAAACTCCTGGACTTCATCGTCTCGGAGCTATGGCCTGCTCTCAAGGGCCTTTTCGTCTGGGTTCTTTAAGAGAAGGCATACCGCCTTCCCCCAGTACGTACCCTTAGGGTGCGTAGAAACTCTCTATAGAAAGCTTCATTATGTCAAACCAGAAAACTCTGTCCGTTTCGCCAGTTCGCGTAAAGTCGATGGATTATATTGCCAAGGGCAAATTTCCGTTGTCGGCTTTACCGAACCCGTTCGGACCGCGTCGCCAGAGCCAAGCTCTGATTTATCACTGCGTGACACCTCATACCTTTCGGAAGGAACGTGTGTCGATGAGCGAAAATGTTCTACATGTAAATGTAGACGTTTCGCGCAATCAGACTCATATTTCTGCCGTGGGATTGGCGGTGTGTCGTGACCAGGACGGTCGCGATGTTGTTGTCGAGTTTACAGAAAACTTTGCGAACCGCACGAGTCCTGAGAGCATTGGTAAAATGCTTTGGGATTTGGCTAGTTCGTATTGTTGCCTGCTTTCGACAATAACCTACGCTAGTATTCCACTAGACCTGGATACTCAGATCGGATGTAACATCTTCCTCACGGTTGATGTGACAAACGACCGCAGGAGATCTGCCGCTAAACTAGTCGAGAGACTGGCCGCGGACTACCCAGCAATGGGTGAACTCTCTGAGGAGCAATTTGCAGCTATGTTTACACATAGAACAAAAAACGGGATGCCGGCTTTCCAGCCGCTGTCCTGTTCGCAAGGCTTCATGTGGATCTGGTGATAAAACGTATGCTTAAAACAAAGCACCAACGCCATCTGGACCATTTTCATCCCGCAAGGGAGTTGGATAATCCGGATAAAGCGTTCGACGCGCTCCTAGGCTTCTTGGAGCTCTTGGACACACCGAGGGCGTTGACTGTTTACATCCTGGCCAAAAACCGGGAATGGAAGCAGATCTTCGACCTCGAGATGCCCAAATCGATTCAGGGTATTAATTCTCACACCTTCTCTAGGGACTACGCAGCTACAAAATGGCTGTCAAAAATCTCTGGGGTTGATACGGGAATCGACTGCATGAAACCAGCAGTTGATACTTTCACTGAATCGGAGCTACGTTGTGCCAACACAAACAGACTCTTTGATAAACTCTGTCTCATCCCTAACCTTTCGGTTTACCGGGACTCCATTGCTCGCCTTGAGCAAATGAGAGAAAAAATAAGACAGATACTTGGTCCTTTACCGGACTTCGAATTTATCTTGAAGCACTGTACGGGTTGGACGCCTGGGGCTACGTCTTCCGTCAAAGGTAGACTAGTGAGCAAACCAAGAAAGTATGCAGGAAAACTGCATACAACCAAGGCTGGCACGCGAAGGGCTCTTCAAGCCCTAGCTTACTTCGATCTTTGGTCCGCAGCCGCCCTTGAGGCGGATGGACCCGCATGTGTCTTGCCCTCTGGGCTTGAACATGTACGAGGTAATAAGCTAGTCTTCGTTCCTAAAAATGCCAAAACGTTTCGAGGCATTTGCATTGAGGCACATGTGCTGACGCTGCTGCAGCGCGCATATGGGACTTATATTGTTCGCCGGCTTGCGCTGGCCGGAGTTGACCTTTCTCATGGTCAGTCCGTCAATAAAAGTCTCGCCCAGTTCGGCTCCCTCACGGGAGATGTGAGCACTACCGACGTTCGGGCAGCTTCGGACTCATTGGCCTTAGGACCAGTGTGTACGTTGTTGCCTGAAGAGTGGGTAGAGGCTCTCGTGGAGTTACGTTCCCCTTTCACTCAGCTCCCTACAGGGAGATGGGTGAGGCTTGAGAAATTCTCAAGTATGGGGAATGGCTTCACCTTCGAACTAGAGTCGCTAATTTTCACCGCCGCTGTACTGATATCCAAACCAAAAGTTTGGGCAGTATACGGAGATGATTTGATTACCGACACACAATGCACCCCTCAGCTACATGACGACCTACGGCTGCTCGGTTTTGAGGTTAATACCTCAAAAACTTTCGCCGACGGCTATTTTCGGGAGTCATGCGGAGGGGACTTTCACCGGGGTAACGACGTTACCCCACCGTACTTAAGGAACTTCCCTAGGACTCTAGGAGATTGGGTGCACGCACACAATCAACTTCGGTCCTATTGGAGTAAAGGTGGGTTTCTCGAAAGAGAGCACGCCAACTTCTTAAGTACGCTACGCCGTAAACAGCCGGCCCATTTGGGCTCGGCTGGATACGGGGATTCGCACTACCACGTCAATCTTGACGAGGCGCGTCCCTACCTGAAAAGGAAGGGCGCGAACAGGGCGGGCTGGCAGGGGTACGTTTTTAAGACGTATACCAGCCAGACCTTTCCTGACCAGGGTATGGACTCTAAGCCTTGGGCGTTGCTTGCAACGTCTTTGGGGCCTAAAGGACCAGACTCTGTGTACGAATCCACAGTCCAACGCGGACGCACGTGGTGGAAGAAAGGGACCATCGTGGCCTTTGAATGGCACGATGTTTGGATCATCTAAGTTTCCTTAGTTTAGATCCGCACACGCCCGGTTAGTTGCCGGGCTGGATGGTCACTTACCATTAAAAGGAGTATGC